GGCAGGGCTTCCCGGGCCGGGTCTATAACTACCTTGTCTCCCTCCATGAATAAGGGCTCCATGCTGATACCTTCGACGCGGAGGATAAAGGCATTTGGGCCGACAGGTCCTGGGGCTTCAATCCATTCTTCCGCATTGTTGGTGTCAAAGCTGTCAACGGCTTCGCACCAAGCACCCGCCGCAATAGAGCCGATCACTGGCAGTTTTCTCCCAGCAGCACCGATGTTAGTTCCATTAATGCCTGCATTGTCGTGCGGGCTATCTAAATAGCCTCTTGGCAAGTCAAGGGCGAGTTCTATCTCGCGGGCGATCTGGTCGCCGATATTCTTGTGCGCACCTTCTCCGGCAAATGAAGAAACCTGGGCTGCAGACTTGTTCAGCATTTGAGCAAGATCTTTGAGCTTCAGGCCCTTTTCTTGGATTAGGCGGCGAACGTTGCTAAGGCGGGTTTCATAAATAGTCATGGACACGATTGTGTCGCCGTCATACCTGACAGGTAAATTCCCTAGATGGTATTGCAAGAGAAATACCTCACAGGTATCTTGTTGTTCGGAGGTGAACCATCATGAAGCTTCGCGATTACATAAATTCGCTTTCTCCAGAGCAGCTGGAGGCATATGCCGGGCGCTGCTCTACGACTGCTAACTATCTTGGTACGCATATTCGTTATGCGACCAAGGAGCCCAGCGTAAAGCTGATTCGCTCATTGGCGAGGGAGAGCAGGGGTAGCGTCACATTGAATGAGGTTTTAGAGCACTACCACCTTACTGATGGCGGCGCTCTGAACGGAAACTGAAATTAGAAGGGTGCTGGGCTGGGGCCTCTCACCATAAGAATCTCCCCAGCCCAGCGGTGGCGATACGCAGCACATAACAAACCGCCACATGAAACACCGGCCTGAAACCTCTCACCAAAGAAATGCCAGGCCGGCTGCAACGAGTTACACGGGGTACATGTAACGCGTTGCGTAGGCGTCGGTCCGGGACCTCTCACCATAAGATTCCCCGGGCCGACTGGAACGATGCACAGCACATGAACATCGGTCGTGGTCGTAGAATAGAGCGTGTTTGACTCTACGGCCACACCGTAAACAGGGGATTTACGGTTATGAGTCGCACAGATCTTTTGCCGGGTGCAGGCCCGGTCCTTTCACTACGTAAAGCCCTTTACAGGGCAGGCCATGATTATCGGGGCGGTGTGACTGCTCTGGCGCTGGACATGGTCATCGATTACGACAGCCTCCAGAAGAAACTAAAGCACGACGAAGAGCGTCGGTGGCTTGATCCTGACGAGCTGGAAGAGGTGATTCGCCTCACGGCAAATCCCTTGGTACTGGATGCATTGATGCGGCCCGCTGGCATGGTCTGGTACAAGCCGGAAGCGGCGGCCCCGACCAAAGAAGCTTTGCTGGCAGTCAGCAAGGTGCTGCACAAGACCGGCTTATTTGTTTCCAGCATGCACGAAGGTGCTGCCGACAACGTTTGGGAGCCTCACGAAGTTGAATGCTTGGAGAAGCACGGCAACGACGTAATCCGTGCGGTGTTGGGCATCATGGCCGGGGCAAGGGAAGCGATGGAGGCCCGTCAAGATGACTGACGTTATCGATATCGCCAACGACCAGGCCGAGTACTTCCTACAGGTGGCTTTGGATCGTCGTCCGCGCCCAGCGTGCGCGGTCAGCGCGCAATTCTGTGAGGATTGCGACGAACCTATCCCGTTACTTCGTCAACAGACGATCCAGGGTTGTGCGACCTGCGTCAGTTGCCAGGGGTTGCGGGAGCGGCGCAGATGAGTGATCACGGCGACCGTTTGCCTACTGCTGATTGGGCTCAGTTCTACATTGAAACATTTGGTTTGGCGCTCGTCCCGATAGAACCCGGCGAGAAAGGGCCGAAGGGGAAGGGTTGGAACCAACCTGGCGGTTACTTCACGGAGTCGGTGAAGGCTGCCGCATTCTGGGAGAAGAAGCCTCGGCACAACCTTGGGGTCGTCTTGGGGCCCAGCCGCATCTGCTCGCTGGATGTTGATGACGTTCAGTGGACTCGCCGCGTGCTGTATGACCTGCTGGAAATTGACCTTGATGCAATGGCCTTGGTGTTTCCGACAGTAGTAGGTAACCCGGAACGATTCCGCATTATGTTCCGCGTCCCTGACGACGTTGAGTTGAGCCGTCATTCGCTTGCGTGGCCGAATGAAAAAGACCCTGATGGTTCGATCCACAAGGCTCTGACCGCTAAGGCCAAAGCTGCCAAGGAAGCTGGTGATGCAGTAGGTGAGGCCGAGGCGCGTGCCGAGGCCGAGGAGTATCAGCGCATCACCGTGTTCGAATTGCGTGGTGGGTTGGTGCAAGACGTGTTGCCGCCATCTATTCACCCAGGCACTGGCAAGCCCTACACCTGGCGCACGCCGCCGAACTCTGTTGATGGCTTGCCAGTGCTTGCGCCTGAGTTGCTTAAGATCTGGAACCACTGGGACATCTTCAAGCGCGATGCCGAGGCCGCGTGTCCGTGGGCGCCGAAACCGAAGACACCTCCGGCGAAAGTTATCAAGCGTCCACCGCCCGCCGCAGGCAAGCCATCGGTTATTGATGAATTCAATCGCAGCCACGACGTTGAAGAGCTGTTGCGCGCACACGACTACATCAAGCGCGGCAGTAAATGGCTGTATCCGCACAGCAGCACCGGGATGCCGGGTGTAACGGTCAGCGACGACGGCAAGGTTTACTCGCACCACGGCGCTGATCCGCTCGCGAACGGGTCATCTGCTGCGCGGGCCGGAACGGCACCCCGACGATGCCCGGCGTGCGTTGCTGGACCGAGCGCAGCAGGGTCGCCACGCCCATGTTGTCCAGCGCGGCCTGCACCACCAGCGAGACGAAGTTGC